ACTATATAAGGTTGATTACTCGAACCCCCTGCAGGTCTATCCCCACCAAATCTTAAACTTTTTAGATTTGTCTTAAGATTAACTAAACGACCCCTAGATTCGGGTGTAAGAGTATTAGACATATAATATTATATTTTAGATAGATCCTCCGGCAGGTAAATTATCTTTGTATTTTGCAACACCATCTCCTGTTGCTAATTCTGTAGCTTCAGGTAGATTTCCATTACGTGGTCTTACAGATAATTTATCTGGATTTGAATCTAATGAATATTCTTTATGTAGTGTTGATTCTGCAAAATCAGGTGTTGATGGTGTTGCACCATTATCTAACGATAAAGGAGACCCATCTTTTTCTAATCTATTTACTAATGAATTTTCTGACATTTTATTATTATTTTTATTAATTATTATTTATTATAAATATTATCCCATATTAGAAGTTGCTAAAGCTAGTGATTTACCTACTTTATTTCCATCCATATACACATCACCTCCTGCTTCAACAACATTAATTAATCTGATAACATTATTGTTTAATTGTTTTAATAAAGAAGTAGATGTTTTTCCACCTCCTCCTGTAACTTGGTCAAGTTTACTTAATGGTATAACTGCTTCAGGTTCACCCCCTTCACCAATTAAGGCTGTTGTTGGTTTAGTAACAATTCCTCCTTCTTCTAATCCTACTAAACCTTTAATATATGTAGAAGGTTTTGGAATATCAACTCCTGGTATTTTGTTTAATAAATTAACTAATCCATCAAAAGGAGCAAGTAGAAAATTTATTATACCCATACCTACAGATTTTAAAGCATCCAACATTTGTGAAAAATCCAAATTAAATAATCCTTCCCAAAACTGTGCAACACCTTCAAACATAGATACCAAAGCTTGTATTGAAGGATCTAAAAATTCAACTATTAATTTAACTATTTCTCCAATAAGATTAAAAATTGGAGTTAAGATTTTAAATACTGGATCTAATAGAGCCATTATAGCATCTATAAGAGGCATTAAGGGAGTAATAAGTCCAACGAATAAATCTTGCATTTTTTCCATAGCAGCATTTAATTTATCTTGTGCTGTTGCTGATTCCATTTGAGCTAATACTCCATCCTCAGCTAATTGTGCTTTCATTTCTTCAGTTAAAGTACCATCTTCTAATGCTTGTTGATATTTTGCTTGAACCTCTGACATTGATTTAACATCATCTCCATATCTACTTTGTATAGAAGCTAATTTTTCTTGATTCATTAACATATCACCCATTTCATCCCTACTCATACCCATAGCAGCTGCAATAGCTTGTTGTTCCATTCTATTCATTTCTCCAAACTCAGCTGATGAAATTCCTTGTTTTGCTAATTCTGCTGCTACTGTAGCCATATCATTATTTAATGCGGCTGTTCTTGCTTTTTCTAAATTAAGTTGTTTACCTGTTATTAATTCAGCTTTCATTTCAGCTTCAATAGATGATTGAAAATCTAATAAACCATCTGCTATATCATTAACTTTACCTTGCTCAAGACCTAACATTTTAGCTTGGAATACTTGATTAGCCATTTCTTTAGTATTATTCTTAGAAGATAAAGCATTAGCATTTGATATTTTTCCTATTCCTTCTTGAATTTCTTTTAAACTTAAAGAAATACCATTTTGAGCATTTAATTCTAATGTTACTGCTGATACTTTTACAAGTTGTTCTTTAATAGAAGTACCAGCTATTTGAGCTTTAGAAGCAAATTTAGCCATTGCTTGTTCAGATAAACCTGTTCTTTCTTTTACAGATGCAAATTCAGCTGCAAATTTACCTGAGAATTCAACTCCTGTACCCATTATTTTATTTAATTCTATTTGGGCATTTTTTACATCATTCATACTTACTAATATATCACCACTAGCTTGTGCTGCTTGACGAGATCTATCCATTAATGCTGTCCCTTCTTTAGCAGATATACCAAAGTTTTTAGCCATTTCTCCTGAACCGGCATCAAGTGCTTTAAATGCTTTAACTAATTCCATTATAATAGCAACTGGACCAAGTGCTTTTGAAATTATAGGTCCTATGGATTTAAATCCTGCTTGCATAATCAATGAACCTTTTGAAAGACTACTCATCCCTTTTATTTTCTGAGATGCTGCAGCTCCGGATAATTTTCCTAACTGTTTTTCTAAGCCCATTTGCTTAATTTTTTCTTTAGTTAGGCCTTTACCTCCAGATAAAGCTGCTTCTTGTATGTTAGCTGCCATACCTCTTGCACCCTCTGCTGCTGCTTCGAAAGGTCCTGAAAATTTCTTTAAACCAGGTATTGCTTTAAAAACATCTGATAAAGCTCCAAATGATTTAACACCAAAAGAACTGCTAATTTCTTCGGAATTTTCTGCTACTCCTTCTAAATTATTTTTTAATTGTTGAGCTTCTGCAACTTGCATTGCTATTGAATCCGCAATAGCTTGATTTAATGGGCCTCCATCTTTAGCTATTTTATTTTGTTGTTGAACTAAAAGAAATATTTTTTTGTTTAATTGTTCTTGGATTCCTTTTATCTTAACATTAGTCTCTGTAAGGCCTAATTCCTCTGAAGATATTGAAAAAGCTTCTTGTGATAGTTTGGTTATTTGGTTTGTTAGATCTCTAATTGTCTTTTTTTCAGAAGCTTGAAACTTCATCTGTTTGACTTGATCTTGAATAACATTATTTATGTCTTGTTGATCAGATAATATATCCGAATCAATTCCTTTTCTTTTAGCTAAGATTCTGATTAACTGATCTTCTAAAGAAATTTCTTTTTCTATTTCCTTATTAAGATTTTTTTGATCGTCTAATTTCTTTTTTGAAGACATATACTATTTTATTATAAATATTGAAGGGTATCATTTCTTTGATGCCCTTGTAGTATAAGTAGGAGAAGATTTAGATCTTGTAGTTGGGGGTGAAAAAGCTTGTTTAGGGATCTTAGATTTATTAGGATTAGCTAAATCTATACTACTTCCTTTTTTTCCAATTTTACTTTTTTTAATAGCTGCTTCGTTAGCTTCTTTTTCTTGATTTCTAATTCCCGATATTTCTTGGTAAGTAAATCTACGTAGCCATATAGGCATATTATAAATTGTATGCCAATCATATCCCCCACCACCAAAGTATACTATACTATTAATGCTCTTAAATAAATCAACCCTATAGGTCTGCGTCAGGCCAAAAAAAGTTGACGGTCATTGGAAGGGAGACTTCCCTTTCAATGCCGCCGTTACTCTCATGGTTAAATTTCAAATCAATGTCTGGTTGGAATGCTTTAATATATTCTCTAAATGATCTTGAGTCCCTTGCTAACATATAAGTGTCAACAAATTTTCTAATTTCTGATTTGTCAGTATTACCATTTATTGCTAATATCATATGTTTTAAACGAGTTGACATTTCAGGACTAGCTTTCTTATCTATTTTTTGTAAACCTTTAACTTCAGCTTTAACTGCAATATCATCTTTAGTAGATAATAATTTAAATTGAATTAAAGTTTCAGAATGAGGTAAAGTATATTCAAATTTATTAGTATTTTTTTCTAATATTTCATCCTCATTTATTTCAACTGTATTTAATTCTTGTAGATTTACTGTAATTTCTTCATCTTTATACATAAAAGTATAATCAGCACCATAACCTAAAATTCTTGCTGCTATCATAATGGCATTTTTATCTCCTACAATTAAATCATCATAATTGACATCTTTACTAACAATTAATGCTTTTAATAGTCTATCAAGAACTGATCCGTCTTTAATATAGTTTTGGTTTGTTAAAATATCTTCTTCTTTAGCTGTCATATATTTCATTTCAACTTCTCCTGAAGATAATGGATTTGCTTTGGGGTAGATTAATCCTTTTGAAGGTAATTCCACCATTTCTGTTGGGAATTTGTATTCTTCCATAATTTTTATTAGTTAATAACTTGTATTTTGTTATACATATATAATATACAAAAAAGCTTGACGCATGCCAAGCTTAAATGTAAAATATGTAATTTTTATATTAGAAATTTAATACGCAATAATCCATTCCTATTGTCATTGAAATGCTCATTACTGTAGAATCATCATCCCAATTCATATCTCCAAATGATGCATCTTTAATAAATGCTCCTTTAATAATCCATTCAGAAACTACATCACCTACAGGACCTAATACATCAATAGTAAGATCTTTTTTATAAAAATCAGAATAACCATCTCTACCCGTCACTGATTCGTGATGTAATCTTGCCCATTCCATTACTGCTTGAGCTCCTGATGGGGTAATAGGATCAAATAATTCCATTGATAAATCATTCCATCTTAATTTACCTTTTACTTTTCTATAAGTGTTTATATGATTTAATACTATTTCATCCTGCGCGAACCCCATTCCACTAACTCCTTTAATTATATACGACGGTATACCGTCAACATACAGTATAAATCTGTTAGCTACCTTTGGTTCAAAAGCTGTGAAAAATATTTCGTTTGGGTCTAATACTGCCATTTTTGTTTTATTTTATTTTGTTATAAATATTATTACTTTATGCTTTTATGCTGGGAAAGTTGCTCCAGTTGGTAAAATGTTAAAGTCTAGGTAAATAAATTCTGCTGTTTTAGTTGGTTGTAAATAAACTGCACCAATTAGCTCATTTCTATCAATTACATCTGGTGTGTTGTTGGAATTATCCATTACAACTTTAAATGCATATAAACCTTGTCTTTGTTGAACTGATTCTAAGTATGGATTAACTTGACTTAAGAATGTATTTCTTGTAGCTGCTGTATTTTGTTCAAATACTAATGTATCAGCGATTTGTGAAATATAATTTTTAAGAGTAATTAATAATCTTCTAACATTTACTCTATCTAAAGCACTTGCTTTAGTTTGTAATGTTTTCTGTCCAAATACTACTATTCCTTGTCCTGGGAATGTTGCTATTGGATTTACTTTTCCAGTATATAAAGTATCTCTATTAGTATTAGTTAATTTTCTTTCTGCTTGATTAACTGCTCCTAATCCCCCTCTATTGATACCTGCAGGTGCAAACCAAGGCTCTCCTGCTCTATCATTATAAGCATAAACTCCTGGTATCATTGTTGAAGCTGGAACCCAAACTAATTCTCTTGAATCTGGGTCAATTATTTGTAACCAAGGCCAATATGTAGCTACATATGAAGAATCAACTGTAGCTGCTTGACTAGTTACTTGAGTTATTGTAGAATTATAATTAACTAAATCACCTACAAATATTGCATCTCCTCTTGTTTCACAATTTGATTGAATTGTTGTCCAACCAGCTCCTGAAGTACTATTTGCTAATATTAATCCAGGTGATGTAATTACATTATATCTAAATTCATCTCTATTAGCTAATAAATTAATTGCTGTAGTGTAATCGGTTCCTACTAAACCTTGAGAATCTGCATTTCTTATTGCTTGATAGAATCTTGAAGGAGCTCCACTTCCTGTTATATCACCTACTGCTGCGCCAAATGATCCTGATTGAGCTGCAGGTATTGATCCTGTATAGATATCTTTAGGACTTCCGGCATTATCAAAGTAATTTGGAGTTTGAGCCTCAACGGCTGATACTCTTATAAATCTTGAAGCATTAGGATAAGATCCAGATGATTGTAAATAAACACCAGTTCCTGATCCTCTTACTGTTTGTACTTGATCACCAATTACTTTTGATATATAATTAGTAGCTAAGGGATCTAATGATAAATTTGGGTAAGTTTCAATTACTTGTTTTGAAGTTTGAGTATCATTACCTTGTCTAAGCAATAAAGAAAATACACCTGATGAGGTATTAGGAGATGTTATTTCCCATCTAAAATTATCAGATGAACCACTTGCTAGTGTTCCGTTTGAACCATTAGGACCAACACTATTCATTATATTACCTTCAGCTAATGTAGCTAATGTAAAAGGAGAAATATTAGCTGCAACAGTAGTTCCTACTGATCCCGTGTTAATTAATGATGATGTAGCTTGTGAAAATGCTCCAGGTGTAACTCTAGTTACCAATAATGTACTACCCCCATTTTGGAAGTAATTATATGCTGAAATTGATGTAAAGAATGTATATTGATTAGATCCACTTAAAAAGGTACTACCAAAGGCAGCTTCATATTCTGAGTAACTAGTTACTAGTTTGGGAATATTTTGTTGACCTTTTACAGTTGGTCCAATAATTGCGGCTCCTGCTTGTATAGGACCTGCTGTTATTTGTGATTGGTCGTTTTCTCTTGCTAAAACACCCGGTGATATTAATACTTCTGCCATTTTATATTATTTTATTTTGTTATAAATATTATGTTTTTTTTAAAAAACTATGGAAGAGGAGTGAATTCTCCTGTTTCTAAAGAAATATTTCCCTTACCATATTTTTCTTCTAATTCTTTTGCTATTTTGATTTCTTCTAATTGAATCTTATTTAATTCTTCACCAAGTTCTTTTTTTCTTGTGTTCAAATTCATTATTCCTATTTCTACTTCTCCAATTTGTCCCACTAAAATTTGAAAATCTTCTTTAATTTTTTTTACGTTTTTTATTTCTTCTTTTGATAAAACTTTACTTTTTGACATTACTTTTATTTTTTAATTATTTTTTGATTTGCTATCATTTATACATATCAACATTTTATTTGAAAATGCTATTGATTGGTTGGAGTTGTTGGGGGTACTCTATTTGTATTTATTCTATTATTAGGTACTCGAGTCGAGGGAGGATCAACAAAATCGGTATAATCTCCATGTTGTATTTTAGTTTGGTCTGGTTGTGGTTTATTAATATCATTTATATTACTTACTACTTCTGGGTTGAATGTTAATCTTGCTTTACTATGATATTTTTTAACAGAAGCTAGATCTTTTTGAAGAATATTCGGTACTATATACCCATACATCTTTATACTAAATGTGCTTTTTACTACTCTTTCTTGATCTTTAGGAACTTCAACATTAGTAGCAATAGAATCTATAGTAGCTCTAAATTGATATCTTTCGGGATTACCCCAATAAGAATCAGATGCATAATTAATAGCTTCAATTATACCATTCATTTGTTCAACATAATAGGTTGAGATTATACAATCATAATTTAGAGTAACATAATCAGGAACAACTACAGCATACATTTCTTTTGTTGGTCTTCTATTATTTAAAATATTAAATTTATCATATACATTATCCGCACTATATGTTTTTTGGTATACTCTGTAATTATTGGGAAAATTAGCATCTAATTTATTAGTTACATTTCTATTTTTTTCAATATTTGTTCGTTTAAAAGTAATTAGGGGCATCATTATTCTCCCCTTTCTATCTCTAAAATATCCGTCTTTTTGAATTTGATTCCATCTTTCAGAATTAGCATATATTACTGGGACTTCTACTCTTTTTCCATTTTGGACTACAGTAGGTTTAATTACATTATTAAAATAATAAAGTATAGTTTCATCAATATCATATAAACCAACAGTAAAGGGTTTAACAGTATCATCTTTAAATGAAATTTGATTACTTCTATCAGTAATTTGATAAGCAGCATCATTAGGATTACCTGATTCTTTAGAATAAGGAGTATGCATTCCTTTACTCATCTCCTTTTGAGATTTTGGTACTACTTTTCTTCCTCTATTGGACATGTTTTATACTTGTTATTAGTCGTTCTTGTGAAATCCCTACTTTGTCTGCAGGTACATAATGTGTTCTTGCTATTATTGATACATCATATCCAAAATTAGATAAATCAGTATTTCCTAAAGGGTTATTACCATTATCATCTAAGTTAGGGTAATCTGGATCTTTACCTACAAATAATTGATTGTTAATTATATCATCTATTTCATAATATCCATTTTCATACCACATAATATCACCAACTTGGGGAACTACCTCAGCATCAACTAAATCATCTCTTAAAAATTTAAATGTACGACCTGATGTGAAATCAATACCTATATCAGATTCAGGGAAATTTTCATCTTGTCTTTCAATCAAGGCATTAAATAATACTGGAGCTTCATAATATTTTTCTTCAGCTGCTTCACCATAGATATTCACATTAGTTTCTTCTAATCTAAATTTATATATAGCACATTCTTGTACTATAATATCTCCCATTAGTTCTCTACTAATGCCTCTAAACATACTTATATCTCTTGCTCCTCCAAATAATGCCATATTATCCTATATAAATTGGGTAAGGTACTGCTGATTCAATTTTTATTAATGATTCTGCTTCTGATGCTTTTCTTTCTAATAATTTATCTCTTGATGTTTCATCAAAATATTCTCTTAATCTTGTAATTAATGCTGCTTTTTCTTCAGTTGCAGCTGATAGTAAATCTTGTTGGTTTAATGTGGCTTCGGCTCCGGGGATTGGTACTTGTGTATATTTACCCCTAATATATCCTAATATTTCTTTACATAAAGATAAAGTATAATCAAATATCCAACTTCTACCTATAGAATTAATTTGATTATAGTTAGGATTAGAATAGTTAACATTTGAAACATTTGTTACATTAAATGATCCTGAGGGTAATGTTGAAATTGGGTTATTTCTTTCAGACATTTTAATATATTGAATATTTATTTTTCCATCTCTTTGAGGAATTGGAAATATTCTCAAGTTGTTATTTATTAGTTCAAAAGAAAATTGTGATCTTCTAATTTGATCATTCATTTCTATAGCTTGTATTTTCTGCATATCAAAACTAAGAGGCATCATTAATTCTGCACTACCTATACCAGGTGAGAAACCCCCCCAACCAAAGCTATCCATCATATTCATCATACCTACTCCCGTTCCGGCATAAGGATCGAAGAATTTTGTAATTGCAGGTACTGATTCATAAAATACTCTTTTTACTTCTATAGAATCATTATTCCCTAATCCTAAGGATTGTGAAGCCCATACTTTTAAATCATAATCTTGAGTACCTGTAGAAGATGAAATTGAACCATTATACCAAGTTACTGTTCCTCCTGTGCCTGCTTCTTCACCATACTGTTCTGTATAACGTACAACGCTAGCAAAATTTGGAGTTATTAATTCATGATTTAAATTAGATGCAGTAGGTGATCCTTCTATTGATAAATAATTTTCTCGTACTTTATAAGCATATAATTCATTACCATATGTAGTAATTGCTTCTTCAAATGCTGTGTAGAAATTTAAATCTTGTAATTCTACATCCATTATTGGATAACCTAATCTTCGAGAGCAATAAGTAACTACTCTATCAGCATCGGTTTGGAAATCAATTTGGTTATCGTAGAAACCAAAAGGTGTGTCTCCAGGGAAGAAAGATGATGAACCAGGATAAATAGGGATTATAGCCATAATTTAATTTTATTATAAATATGGAAGAAAAATGTTTAATCGATAACAATCTTAGGTACAAAATATTCTTTAGTCCTAAAATATTTATGTTTCATATTTTTTACAGGAGGATTTACTTTTATTTTTGTTACTGTTAAAGTACCCCATTTAAGATTATATCTTAATGTTTTTTCAATATCTGTATTGTAAAAAGTAACTATTCCTTTAGGTTTTAATGAAGTTTTTACATTATTGAGAAAATAGGGCCAGTTTTTTTCATTCCATGTATCATGCATAATACCATCATATTTTTTATCTTTTGGTATACTATCAAACCAATCACCTTTTATAGGTATTACGTTAGGTTTACCTTTAGCCCATTCTTGTAAACGTTCAAAGACTTCATCATGTATTTCAATTATAGTGTGGGATTTAATATCAGCTTCCTGTATGAAATCCGCACATATATTCATACCAAAACCTATTTCTAATATATCACCCCCATTTTCAGTAACTATTTTAGCATGTTCCCCCATTAATGAAGTTTCCCAATCCATCATTATTTCTCTGCCATCTTCATCTAAAATTTTATCTTCTAAAAAAGTATACATTTATTAAGGATTTACCCGATAGTATTAACAATCAACTATACTTAAAATTATTCCATTATAACCAACTTGTACTGCAGCCCAAGTTGTTCTACCTGTTGCATACAAATACCAAAGTTCTTCTCCATTCCATGGATTATCATATGACGCATCACTTTCTAAAAATAAAACACCACCATCAACAATTGCAGTTGAAGGACTATATATGGTAAAACTAATAGTAGGTTCTGCAGCACAAGCCTCCGCACTACTTGCCCAACCATCTTGATATTCTTCATTTGCCCAAAAAGTAAATGCAGTTGGTGATGGTAATGTTATAAAATTAGTCATAACCATATTTGTGTCATCTTTATCACTTGAGTCAGTATCTTGATAACCTTGAACAGCAACAGTTGACCAAAAGAAATCACCTGCAGAAAAATAAGTTCCTGACCCTGCACCATTTCCCCAGTAAGCTTTTTTAACTTGAGGGGAGGTTAATGTTCCCGAAAAACTTTCAGCATCCTGGAATACACCACTAGAATTAAAACGCATGATTACATCTCCATATAAGGGATATGTTGGTGTTGAACCTGAAAATCCTGCTCCTACTACGGCAACCCAAGCAGCTCCCCCACCCGAACAAGCTCCTCTTGCATGGGCTGATGCTGCTGTAAAAGAAGTCATTTCAGCACCATTTCCATCTCCTTGAGACTCTGCTGTAAATATTGTACCTGTTGTTGCGGATGCTGAGGAAGCACAATAAATAGCACAAGCATCTCCTGAATAATAATTACCTGCTCTAAGAGTAGAGGAAACTGAAGTAGAACCATAAGCATTAGCTTTTCCTGTTCCTAATGAAGTGATAATATTAGCAGTCCCACCATCTGTAGCTATTCCTGCTATTGTTTGACCCCCACCAGCATCTTGACGTTGTGATTCGGCATTATTAGTGGCCAATACATGCCCATTAGTTGAAAAGAAACCATATTTTATTTCAGCTGTCATTGGGTATAACATTACAGTATCCTGAGTTGGAGCTAATCCTATCCAAGCGGAACATAATTCGGAGGTTTGAATAAAATATTGTCCTGTAGAGGTGAGTGATCCTATTGATATTGTTTCTCCTGTAGCAATTGGACCAGCATCAAGAGAAGTTAAAGATGTAACATTTGAATCCCCTGTTGCGGTATATAATAGTTCATAAGTTCCATCATTTGGTGATATATTAGTTATAGTAATTACTTTTGTATATCTATCTCTTCTTGTTGCAAAACAATATCCAGCATACCCACAATAAGATCCTTGTAGACCTGGATAAGTACTATTATATATAACTGCAGGTTTATCAAATGTTATAATATCCCCAAGTGCCGCACCAGCAAGACTTAGAGTATCTCTTGCTGTACCTATACTTCCTACTGATGCTCCATTTTTGTAAATTGTAGTAGTTCCACTCATAAGAGATCTAACTACATAATCAGTAGCATAAGTTATTATATGGGTATTTGCTAAAGATGAAGAAATTGTTAACCCATCTTGTAATGTTCTTCTACATTCAAATCTCTCTCTCGTACCATAAATTCCATTTTCAAACCCACCAAGATGGAATTGGCGGTAATTAGGAGCAGTAATTAGTGTTTGAGATGGTAAGCTTGATTGTGCTCCTACTGTATTTTCGGATGCCATTAATGATATATTACTAATATAATTATAATCAGTTATCCCTCCCCACATATTATGAATATTATAAGCTGATGCAGATAATTCAATAGACATAAATTATTTTTTCTTTAATTCATCAATTTCTACTTTCAGTTCTTTAACAGCTTCAATTAATACAGCTACTAATTTATCGTATTTAACTGCTTTATAACCATTAGCTCTTGTTTCTACTAGATCTGGAAATACTGCTTCTATTTCTTGTGCTATAACACCTACATCTGCTCCTTCATTAGCATGTATTTCTTGATTTTTGTTTTCTTCAAATTCTAACCAATCGAATGTAACACCATTTAACATACCTATTTTTTCTAAAGCATTTGGTATATTTAATATATTTGTTTTTAATCTTTTATCTGAAGAATAATATGCAACAACATCATTTGTAGCTCTAATTAAACCTACTGTTGTTGGTGATGTTGTTCCAACCCCTAAGGCACCATTAATATATAATGTAGTGGCATCATAAGTAAAAGCACTAGAACCAGCAGCTATATTCGATCCATTTTTGTAAACAACTTGATTTGCTGAACCTGCTACTGGGCCTGTAATTCCTTGTGTTCCTTGTATACCTTGTGAACCAGTACCACCACCACCTCCTTGTACTCCTTGTATACCTTGTGTACCTTGTGTACCTTGTGTACCTTGTGAACCTCCACCACCTGTATTTCCTATTATACCCTGAGTACCTTGTGTACCTTGTGTACCTTGTGAACCTCCACCACCTGTATTTCCTATTGTACCCTGAGTACCTTGTGTAC